TTGCGCATAACTGTACGTTCATCATGACTTGTAATTATAAGAATCGTATCATCGAGCCACTTCATAGTCGATGCGCGGTAATTGAATTTAAACTTCGCAAAGAAGATAAACCGAAAATGGCTGCAGCATTTATGAAACGTGCTGCTGAAATTCTCAACAATGAGAAAGTGCCGTTTGAGAAAGTGGTGCTGGTCGAGGTTGTAAAGAAATATTTTCCTGACTATCGTCGAGTGTTGAATGAACTGCAGCGATATTCAGTTAGTGGTAAGATCGATACTGGTATATTATCAAGTATTGCTGATGTTTCTTTAAAAGAACTTGTAACTGCACTTAAAGATCAAAACTTTAGTTCGATGCGTAAGTGGGTCGCCGATTTTGGCGGTGACGATCCTGCAAAGATTTATCGTAAAATCTACGATAGTTTGTATGATGTGATGGATAAGTCTACGATTCCAAATGCAGTTATACTTCTCGCTCGTTACCAATATCAATCTGCATTTGTCGCAGATCAGGAACTGAACCTTACTGCATGTCTTACAGAGATGATGGTAGAGTGTAAGTTCAATGGCTGACCTGTTTAAAGAAATACTTCCGTCTATCCTACAGACCAAAGAATATGCCTTGCTGACTGATCAAGACGAGAAGTCTTATTCATCTTTCATGGTAAACAGAGCACTTTCCTACCATCGTGATACAGTTCTTTATGCGAACGAAATGAATCGATATACAGCTCTCGACAATAAACTCAAATATGACTTTCTTATAAATATTGTAAGAGCCTCTAAAAGACCATACTCTAAATGGTACAAAAAGGCTCAAAACAGTGATTTGAGTGCTGTAAAAGAATACTATGGATATTCAGACGCGAAAGCGGCTGAGGCATTAAAAATTCTAACTGACGATCAAATCACCGAAATAAAAAAACAAGTATATAAGGGTGATTGAAATGATCGATAAATTAATTGAAGTAACTCTCGCCAAACAGGACGACTTTTTAAAAGTTCGTGAGACACTTACTCGCATTGGTGTAGCAGCAAAGAAAGATAACATGCTCTATCAGTCCTGTCATATCCTTCATAAACAAGGTAAATATTACATTGTTCACTTTAAAGAACTCTTCGAACTGGACGGTAAACCATCCAATATCTCTGAGAACGATATACAGAGACGTAATACTATCGCAAATTTAATGGCTGAGTGGGGTCTTGTGAAACTCGTAGATCCATCCAAAACTAAAGAAAATGTTGCGCCGTTATCGCAAATTAAAATTCTTCCATATAAAGAAAAAGATAATTGGCAACTGATAAGCAAATATACAATTGGGAAGAAAAAGAAAGAAATTAATTCATAAATTATGATCGTATTAAATATTTACAAAATTCGTGATGAGTTTGAGCTGCCGACTTATGGCACATCTCTGTCAAACTGTTTTGATCTTTCTTTTCAACCCTCTACTGAAACAATAAAAGGTTATGATAGATACAATAATCCAATTTCTCAGTATGTGAATTCTCGTGGAATAATCTCAATCTACCCAGGAGATCGTTTATTAATTCCAACTGGATTAATCTGTAAAATAGAGCAATTACTTACAGTTGAAACATTCGCGGATATTCCGAAAGAGGCTACACCATTAGGTAATTTTAGTATTCGGTTGCACTCAAGATCTGGTTTATCGCTCAAGCAAGGAATAGTTCTTGCGAACAGCGAGGGGATCGTTGATGTTGATTATCAAGAGGAAATCTATGTATTACTCACAAATATTTCTGAGGTTGGGCAGATAATCACGAAGGGCGATCGTATTGCTCAGGCTGAAGTTGTTTCTAACATACCTAATGTAAAATTTATAACTCTCAGCGCTCGCCCAGAAAAACACTCAGAACGATCTAGTGGATTTGGCTCAACAGGAATCTGTTGACTAAATAAAGGTGGATGCTCATTTGAGGTCCACGATGTTAAACTTGCTTACAAAAGGAGTAAAACAATGACAAACATCACAACGCTTACATCAAGTCTTTTAAATCATGATCGTTTTTTACCGTCGGCGCTTGGTTTCGACCATGTGTTTGCAACGCTAGATAACGCTGCGCATCTTCTTACATCTACTTCATCTTCTTTTCCACCTGTAAATATCATCAAGACTAGTGAATATACATTTAATGTGGAACTGGCTGTTGCAGGATATAAGAAGGGCGAAATTGAAATCACTGCTGAAAAGAACTCACTTAAAGTTACAGGCAAGAAGTCTGAAAAAGACGAACGAGAATATCTCGCAAAAGGTATCGCTGGTCGTTCTTTCAGCAGACAATTTGTTTTGTCTGACACTGTAGTAGTTCGCGATGCTGACCTAGCCGATGGCATTCTCTCAATCTCATTAGAGAATGTTATTCCTGATGAACAGAAACCTCGCAAGATTGGAATTAAATAATATATTTTATGATTCGTAATGATTTAACTTGGGATGAATTGTTTATCTTGCAGGCTAATCTGATCGCTCAGAAAAGTAAAGACCCATCGACAAAGGTTGGTTGTGTAATTGTTGGTGATGATAATGCCATCTTGTCGATGGGTTTTAATGGCTTCCCTCGTGGTATTGATGAACATCTCTCAGAGAGATGGAAGAGACCAGAAAAATATTTTTGGGTTGAACACGCAGAACGTAATGCAATCTATAACGCAGCGCGCAATGGTATCAATTTAAACGGTGCTCGTGCATATTTAAATTGGGAACCAAAACCATGCGCCGATTGTGCTCGTGCATTTATTCAAGTTGGCATTAAAGAAATTATTGGACCGAATCGCGTGTTTTCTGGCAAAGGCGCTGGAAAACATTATAGCATAGATCATTCTGAACAAATGCTATACGAAGCAGGAGTTGCAACTCGTTACATAAAATTTGATATGGAGTTTGATCCAGAATGAAACAGGAATTGTGTTACTGGGCAAACTATACAACTCCGACTATTTGTGATAAAATTACTTCGCTCGCAATGAATCTAGAAGAACAAACATCAACTTTAGGATTTAATTCAGGCGATCAAAATGATTCTATAAGAAGAAGTAGAGTGCGTTGGGTAGATCATAATGTAAATCCAGAATTCGAATTTGTTAATGATTTAATGTGGAAAGGATTGTTACAAGTTAATTTAGATTTCTATAATTTTAATGTTACTAAACTTCCTCCGATGCAATTTACTGAATATGACGAAAGTTATAAAGGTGAATATAAAATGCATCAAGATGTGTTCTGGATCAATCCTGGACCAAATCACAGAAAAATAACATTGATTTTGCAACTTACAGATTCATCAGAATACGAAGGTGGTGATCTAGTGTTTCATTACATTGACAGACATCCATCAGTAGAAGACAACAAAGCAATGAAACAGAAAGGATCGCTCATTGCGTTTCCATCTTTTATTTTTCATCAATTAACGCCAGTGACTAGAGGGACAAGAAGAAGTCTTGTGGCATGGTTTGAGGGTCCGAAATTTCAGTAAACTAGGGTAAGTCTAGGGGTCAACCTAGACCGCCAATAGGACTCCCTGCATCGTTTTACAGAGATTATGTAAGTTATTGATTTCATTAGAGTTTTTTCTCTTTACAATTTCTTCAAAAACGGCGATAATCGCTGTATGAGTATGAAAAACACCGACGCGCAGGTTAAGGCGCAAATCATTAGTAATATCAATAACTTACGCACGGACGCCGAGTTTTACGGTTACGATTACCCGACCGACGCCAATTTAGAGAGCGAATCAGTCGAAAATCTCCGCGAGTTTTTACGCGAACTCAGCGAGTACATTTTAGACGGAATTATAGCGGAAATGGAATTACAGCAGGGTCGCACAACTCATTAATTTTATTAGAGTTTTTTCTCTTTACAATATCCGCTCATCGCGGTATAATGAATGTATGGTAAATGATAAAACTGTAAAAGTAGGTGACGTCGTCAAGTCTCTTGACTTCGTTGGTAAAAATGACTGCTATCGCATCGGTTTGGTCGTTGCGATTTACAAAGACGGCACGTTCTGCGCCGAAACGGTCAAGCGTGTGTGGCTGAATAAGGTTGATCTTTGCTTCACGCGCGAAGAATTCTACGCTCCGCTTCCTGGCAATCATTTCTTCGATGATCTCGCCGAGCAGAAAAATGTTGAACCTCGCGTGCAGGTGGTCGCCTAATGAAAACTCCATATTACGGAATGTTCACGGACGAAGGCAATGCTGCTGTTCACAATATTGTCACTACAGCACATCTCCTTAATGTTTCTTGGATAGTAGTGTTGCAAATGTTGGAGAAACTCAGCAAGGTCAAAGGTTTCGAGGAAGCCAGTGACACTGCGGTTCGCGAAGAGGTTTCGTTTGTTCTTTATGAGGAAATGCACAATGCGTCTTGATCGTGGTCACGGCAGTCCGTATGATCGTGGTTCTGCCGACAGTTACTATCAGCGATCGTTTCGTCCGCACTATTTCGTGGGCGACACTTATAACTCTGATGAGATTCAGCAGTCAGAAATGACTCTCGAAGAGTGTCAGGAATATATTCGTGGCTGGCAGGACAATCAAGCCAGCGGTAATTTCAAGGACTGGGGTTGATATGATCTTACAAGAGTTTGATCAAAAGTTGCAGAATCATGATTGGTATTACAACTACAGTGACGATGGTCGTGTGTGGCGTGCTGGCGAGCAAGTGGAAAACGAGATTCGTAGCATCTCTAAACTTTCCCCGCAGCATCTTGCACTGTTCAAAGCATGGAACCAATATTATTTTTCTGGTCCCAGTTTTGAGAAGCCGCAGTTCACCGAAGCGCAGCGTGATGCTGTCCGTGTTGCTCTAGGAGTCCTTTGATATGAAAAAGCATACTGAAACATTGTTGAATGAAGCAATTGATTTAGTGGACGGTGTTGATCATGTTCTCGCAAACACAGCGACACAGTATGATCTAAATTCGAAAGATTGTTACAATCTTGCTGAAAAACTTGAGCGTGCCTTTCACCTATTTCTAGTTCTTGGTGATCGCAAAACACAGGAAGATTTAAATAAGATTCCAATGAATGAAGGAGCGCCATTCTAATGGGACAGTTCAAAAATATTGAAATCGAAATTATCGATCTCTATCATTCTGATCGATTAAGTGAGATCGAGATTGCGAAACAATTGAATGTTCCTTTACTTCAAGTTCATGATGTGCTTGTTGCTTATGAACGCAACGACATGGATTACGATCTCAGCGATACTGATGCTGATGAAAGTTATCACGAATCAGATTATGACGATGACTACAATGCTGAGGATCACTGATGCCGCACTCACCGCATTTTGAAGATTGGCTTGAATTGCAAAAACTCAAACGTGAAAATGAGGAG